CGATACGCGCGCCAGCCGGACGGTCTATTCCGATGGCGCAAACTTCCGCGTTGCCAATCAGAGCGGCTGTGTTATCGGTGCCCTGCTGACCAATAAGGGTTCGGGGTACACTTCGGTCCCGACCGTCACCGATGCCACGACTGGCGCAGTGTATCAGGCCATTCTGGGTCCAGTGGTCAATACGGTCGTGACTGTCAGCAATGGCGGCACCGGCTACACCTATCCTCCGATTGTGACGTTCTCGGCGCCGCCGCAGCCGGGCGTGCAGGCTACCGGCCATTGCGCGATTTCGGGCGGTATCGTCACCACCGTGACGGTAGACGATCAGGGCGCCGGCTACACTGTCAACCCGACCGTCACCTTCACCAATGATCCACGCGAGGGTCTGAATGGCGTTGCCATCGGCAGCGGTGCCCAGGCGACTGCCACCACGACCGGGGCACTGACCGTTGGCGCGGTTGTGGTTCTGGACCATGGCAACCCGGTCACGTCGATCCCGACCATCACGTTTGCGGGCGGCGGCGGTGCTTCCGCCGCGGCGACTTGCATCATGAACTGGGCGATCACGGCCTATACCGTCACCACTTCCGGCACCGGCTATACCGGCGTTGTGGAAGTGACCGGCTTGGGCGGGTTCCCGGCGACGGGCGCGGCCTATACCAATCCCACGATCCAGTCCAACCTTCTGCGTGGGCGCCGTGCTTCGATCCTGGCGGCCTTGGCTACGACCTTCGCCAACATTACGGCGACGGGCCAGACCGTCTATGACGGTGGCGCTTATCCCGGCGTTCCGAGTGCGCTAGTGACTTCCACGTCGGCATTCACAACGGCGGCCGGTCTTGGGTTTGCGGTTGGCGGTGTGAATGATACCTATCGCCTGTTCGCGTCGTAACAGATCAACGCGCGGGGCGCGCTTAGTTTAAGGCGTCCCGCGCGTCCCGCCATCGGAGTAGAAGATGGCGCAGGAACTTGGCTGGTATTTGAACGACGCCTCGGCTTTGCTCCGGGATTCGTCCAATCTGTTCACATCACAAGCGCAGCTCACCCGCTGGATCAATCAGGCCAGGCGCGAGGCTGCCAAGTTTACCGGCTGTATCCGCGCGCTGATTGCTGGCACTGCCCCCCAAGGCAATAGCGCCCTCGCTGGAACGATGATCGCAGGCGCCGCCCTCGCCGGTCTGGACCAGCAGACATCTTTTGCCACAATCCCAGGCGTTGAGATGTACCCTTACGAGTTTGCCAATCCGTACTTGCGGGCGCAGAACGCCGGTATAAAGGCGATCATCGATGTTCTGGATATTTCGGTATCGTGGGGGGCGACGCGGCCGACCTTGAACTGGATGCCGTGGGGAGACCTTCAGGCGCTGGCGCGGTCCTACAATGTCGGCGTGACCAGCTATCCATTTGCCTGGGCGTGCCAGGGTGATGGCACCCGCGGCAAGGTTTTTCTCTTTCCTATCCCCAGCGTTGGCGGCATCAGTGGTGAGATGGAGTGGGATGTTATTTGCATTCCGACAGATCTTAATACCAACGATGACTATGACGCTATTCCGGAATCCTTTCAGGATGCGATCAAGTACCGCGCGGTCGCGCTTGCCCTCATGGCATCGTTTCGGTTTACCGAGTCTCAGGTTCATACCCAGATGTTCTTGACTGAACTCGGTGTTGATCGCGCGTCAGCCAAGCGCGGCGCAGTTCAGAATTATTATTGGCAAACTGATGTATTGGGCAGCTAATGCCGGACATCAATGAACAGGCCAAACTTAACGCCGCCGCATCAAGGAGTTTAGGGCGGCCAGAAGGCTTTGCGCTTTATTCGCCGTTTCCGTTTGGCGGGATGAATTATCAGTCTTCCAGAATAGCTATAACAGATCAAGAATTTTATTGGCGCGAGAATTTCGTCCGCATTGGTGATGGTAATCTACGTACGACATGGGATGTTGGAACGCCGATTTATACTGCGTCCGGTAAAACCATTGTTTCATTTTTCTTCTTCTACATAGATGAAGATAATTTTGTGGCCATTTTCTTTTCGGACGGAACAGCAATTCAACTTGATCTTGATCTTGGTACAACCGTATCGATCAGCTCGACGGTGGGGACATTCTATCTTCCCGGCGGAAATCTCCCGGCGTGCGTGCAGTGGGGCAGTCAGTATCTCCTAATCTCAAACAACAACACGCAAAACGATTACTGGATTTGGGATGGAGATGGCGGACCGCCGTTTGCCGGGCTTTATTCTGCGGGCGGTCTTGGTCCAGATGTAACGATCCTTGCCAATGGCAGCAATTATAATTCTACGCCGACGATGACCGTGTACGGGGGCTCTGGCTCCGGTGTTGTCTTGAGCGCGACTATTCAAGATGGCGGCGTAGTTCTCTTGGATGTTGTTAATCCAGGAACGGGATATGAAGTTGGCGATCAGCCGCAAGTGGCGTTCTCTGGTGGCGGCAGTAATGACAGCGCCATTTTGGAAGCGGTGCTCGCGTCCGGTGGCGTGCTGGCTGTTGATATTACCGCCCATGGAACGCTTTACACGACTCCGCCGACAATAGGATTTTCCGGCGGCGGCGGGTCAGGTGCTGCCGCCACCGCCATAATGGGCGTGTCTGCAATTGCCATAACGGCCGGCGGAACAACTTACACGACGCCGCCAACTGTTGTGTTTACAGGCGGTGGCGGATCTGGCGCAGCTGGGGTTGCTGTAATTAGCGGCGGGGCCGTCATATCTGTTACCATGACCAATCGTGGGACGGGGTATACCTCTGCACCAGGCATTAGCTTCACAGGTGGCGGCGGATCTGGCGCGACAGCGACATCCACTCTTTTTGTTATCGGCGCGACCGTCACGTTGCCGGGCTCCGGCTACACATCAAATCCGGCGGTTTTGATTTCAGGTGGTGGTGGGTCGGGTGCGACAGCGACCGCCTATATTACGTCCGGCGGCATTGGTTCGGTTACTGTCGTATATGGTGGGACTGGGTTTATTACGGTTCCGACGTTATCAGTGGTTGGCGGCAATGGAACCGGGGCGCTATTAACGGCGGTTCTGGCGGCAACAAGCGTCTCATCTGTCGATGTTCAAAACGGCGGATCCGGCTTTTTTAATGCACCAGTCATTACGCTTACAAGTTCAAGCGGGATTGGTTCTGGCGCTACAGCAACCGCTGTTTTACAGGGTGGTGCGATAGTTCAAATTGTCGTGACAAATGCCGGTAGCGGATACGAGGCGCCCCCGACCGTTCTCATTACTCCGAATGCTCTGGATACCTTGGCGACGGGGGCTGCGGCGGTTTCTGTTTTAGTCCCGGCCGTTGTCGTTGCGTCAGGTTCTAATAATGCGGCCTATGCCACGCTTGAGATGATGCCGTTTGGGGTGAGTGGAACGTCAATTGAAAGCTTTCAGAGTCGCGTTTGGCTCGCACATCCGTTTAAAGAGTTATCGCATAAGTCCACTGGCGATGTTATTTTGGTTTCGGCGCCAGACTCGACAATTGATTTTGCGACTTCTGACGGCGGCCTCATCTACACATCCAATAGCCCAGTTTTGCGTCAGCACTATACTGGCCTAAAGGTTGTCGGAGATTTTTTATACCCTATTGCTGACTCTTCCGTTGACGTGATCTCAAATGTCCAGACTTCTGGCGATCCGATCACCACGACATTCAATGAAAATAATACCGATCCTCAGACCGGCACGCCGTATCGCTCAACCATTCAGGATTATTCTCGCACGGCGCTCTTTGCCAATGCGCTAGGTGTTTTCGGCCTATATGGCGGCGCGGTGACGAAGGTCAGCGAGAAGATCGATGAGATATTCGAGAATGCTATTTTCCCGCCGTCCGCCGGGGCGATCACGCCATGCGCGGCCATAGCCGAGTTGCATGAGAAAAAGTGCTACCTGCTTTTGATGACGGTATTGGACCCGCTCACCAATCAAAACCGCAATGTCATGGTTACATGGGATGAGAAGGAGTGGTTCATTGTTAGCCAGTCCAACATGCCGATCTATATCGACACTAGAATTGTGGATAGCGTTCCCAGCGCGTGGGGAACGGACGGGAGTACGATCTACCAGATTTCCGCAACGCCATCTGCAAAAATCACTAAGAAGCTTTCCACCAAACTTTATGGGGCGAATAGTTTCCCCGCGGTCAAATTGGCGATGAGTCTGCATCTGATGGCAGAGGATAAGTCGAGCAACAGTGCCGGCGTTAGCTTCCAGACCGGAACGCTTGACACCGAAAACCAGCCTTATGCGCTAGAGGGCCTGCCGCTCAATTTTGGCGCCGGGGTGAAATCCACGCCAATCCTGGCGGCCTATAGTGGGGATATTTATGGCTGTTTCTTGGGGTTGACAATCGCCTCGACATCGCCGGACTTTGCGTTGCAGCATATGGCTATCGGGTATAGAGTGATATGGGGCGGCTTCGGCTCGCCGCCCTCGATTGAAGGGAGTTAGTTGCATGGCGTCGTCGCGCAAAACCTTTGGAAAAGACCTGATCGCCTTTGGGGAAAATCCGAATGGACAGGTTAGCCAGACGGCTGACAGCACCATTCGCAATCAGGACGGCCTTGGTCCGCAGGAATATCACTGGAACCAGAGCGCAGACGGTGATCGGTGGAATAACGGATTCCAGCAAAAGCCGGTTTGGGATACCGCACCCGCGACGGCCGCGAGAAAGACGATACCGGCTCCTTCCAGCAAGCGCCGGTAAGCCGTGCTTCCGATTCTTTATAACGCGCCATCATCCGAGAGCGAGTGGAATATTTGGAGTTTGAGCCACGCTGCATCGCATACCAAAATTCTTCAAGCAATAAAGGCGCAGAAAAGCCTAAGCCTATCTCAATATCAACTTGATCCGATAGCCTTCAATGCAGTCGATGTTTTTTTGAATAACAATCAGCAGGCTCACAATGACATGCTGGGAGCGTTGGGAATTTCAGGGGCTGACTTGCAGCAAGTGGATTTGAAAGATCCCAACCAACGAAGGGCATGGGTGTATATCCACGCTAAGGAACATGCCGATGCCGAAGGGGCTCTTAAAGTCTGACGTTCGCGTATGGCGCGAGACCGATGCGGTTGGCGTTAATGCGATCTTGAATAACTCCACCGTTCGCCCGTGGGTCGCGGATGTTGCCGATGGCCCGCTTGATGTATCGGCGTCCGTCGCCAATCAGGATAATATCCTCCTGATGGGAAAGTATGGTGCGATATTTTTCCTTTGTGTCATGCCTGGAACTTATGAGTGCCATACCCAGATACTTCCGAGTGGGCGCGGTCAGTGGGCATTTGAATTTGCCATCGCCACTTTGGATTGGATGTTCGCGCGCAGCAATGCGTGGGAGATCACAACCCGCGTGCCGGCCGGGCATCTTGGCGCGCTCACCCTGGCGCGCAGCGTCGGATTCCGTCACGAGTTCACGTCGATGGAGCCCTGCAAATTTCGCGGCAAGGTGGTGCAGGCGTCGATTCTGCGGCTCGGCATCCACGAGTGGGTTGCGCAGTCTGAATGCTATTTTCAGCTAGGCGAGACGCTGCACGATCAGATGGCGGCGGAGGCGGACCGGCTTGGGATTACAGCTAGGCCGCATGCAGAAGATGTGTACCATGACCAAATTGCTGGCTTGGCCATAGAATTGGCCCGGTATGGGCTGATCGTGAAAGGCTCGATCGTCTACAATCGGTGGGCCATCTTGGCACGGCACCGCACAATCTCTATGGTGTCGAAGGAACCGCCTGTGGTCGGGATGGACTTGGGGCATATGCGCATCAAGGAAACCGGCATCGAGATCGTCGCATGATTAAGTTTCATCGGATCGGCACGGACTTATCGGTGTGTGAAATTTCACACCCCTTGATGTGTGAATTTGGCATCACCGAGGGCCTCAGTCTGGCGATCGCCTCGTTTCTGACCGCAGATGTCGGGGTGGGCGCGGCGACGGCTGGCGTTCTGGGGACCGTTGGCGCTGGTGCCCTAGAGGGCGGCGCGATCGGCGCCATTACCGATCCTAAAAATCCCCTAAAGGGCGCGGAAGGCGGCGCTATCACCGGGGGCATAGCGTCCGGCATATCGCCCTTTGTAGGTGATGCCCTTGGGCTTGGCTCGACGGCTACGGCGGGTATCTCCGGGGCCATAGGCGGAGCTGCTGGAGCCGCGGCGACCGGGGCCAATATCGGGACCGGCGCGCTGACGGGCGGCATTGGGAATGCCGTAGGGAGCGTCGTCAACGGGGCTATCAATGGGCCGTCCGCTTCAACCCCCAATGCTGCCCCGGCGACAGGCGGCCCTGGCGGCAGCGCCGGTTCGTCGGCTGCTCCAGCGTCGGTTGGGGCTGCTGCGGCACCATCCCCGGCAGAGGGTTTGGGCGACGTGGCCAGCCTCGATTCCAGCGCCCAGCTCGGCTATTCCGCTGACGGTACCAGCGCCGCCCCTGGTAGCGGGGTGTCCGGCGCTCCCGGACCCGGCGCCGGTGCGCCGTCGCCAAGCATCGGAACATCTACCCCCACCATCGGAACGACCGCCACATCACCGGCTGCCGCGGCTACCGGCATCGGAAATGCGCCGGCCGGGACCGTGACGGCACCCAGTAGCATCGACACCGGCATTACAGGTGCGGGACTATCTGGAGCGACGCCGACCCTTCCCGCGGTTGCCACCGCCACGCCTGCCGCATCTGCTGCGCCCGCTTCAACCGGCACCGGCATTGGCGGTTTTCTAAAAGACAATGCATGGTTGCTTCCGGCGGCCGGGCTGGCTTACGAAGCGACCGCTGGGCAGGCACCGCTTCCGGGAGAAAGCAACCTTCAGGCGAGCGCGACTAATCTTAGCGCTCAGGCTAATCAGTTGCAGAATTATTTCACCAGCGGCACCCTGCCGCCCGGCATCCAGTCCGGCATCACCCAAGCGTCGGATGCGGCCAAGGCAGCGATCCGGTCGCAATATGCGTCCATGGGAAACACGGGATCTAGCGCCGAAGCGCAAGACCTTGCTGCGGTTGACAGCCGCGCCGTTAGTCAGGGCAGCCAGATCGCGCTCAGCCTTTTACAGCAGGGCGTGAGCGAGCAGGGTATGGCCAACCAGCTCTATATGGAATTGATGAATACCTCGCTCAATCAGGATCAGCAGCTTGGAAGTTCCATCGCGGCGTTTTCGTCTGCGCTTGTTCCGCATACCACTGTTAACTTGGCGGCGGCGGCATAAATGGCTCAGGGTCTCAGCCTTTCCGATGCGATCTCCGGCTATCAGGGCGGTCTGAAGGATCACGCCGCCGATGTGACAAAGCAGATCGGTGAGGCGAAGGATACCTACGAATCCAAAATTGCCACTGCCGATAAAGCAGAGGCGGCACTAGACCCCAATGCTCTAACCCCCCCGAAGATGGAGCCGCCGCCTAATACTCAAGGTACGACCCCGATGCACGAGTGGGGTTCTGCTGCGATGGCGATTGCGGCGCTTGGCGGTATGCTCACGCGGCGCCCGCTCATTAACTCTTTGAACGCCGCTGCCGGGGTAATGAACGCTTATAAGCAGCAGGACGCCGCCGCCGCCCAGTCTGCCTATGACACATGGAAAGTTACGACAGCGAATGCGGTCAAGATGGCGCAGTTCAGCATTGATGCCTACAAGACCGCGCTCACAAAGATAGATTCCGACAAGAGGGCCGCACTGACGGACTTCACCACCACGGCGAAGGCGCTTGGTGATGAGAACGCTGCTTATGTGGCGGAACATTATGGTATTGATGCCGCGATCAAGTATACCGATGCGCTGCAAGCTCACGTTGATCGCATGGCCAAAACTGGCGAAGAGATGAGTCGGCAGAAGCCGAAACTTGACGCGCAGTTGGCGATGGTCAATGGGATTAAAAATCTTCAGGCGGCCAGGAAAACCGGAGATCCGGCGAAAATTGCAGCGGCTACCCAAGTGGTAAAAGATGCGAACGAGCAATTGCAGGCGTTTAAGAGCGGTGCGGGCGGAGATGTCGGAAATTCATTAAGTGACGAAGACTTAAAATCTATGGCCGAACAATACTTGGCTGGCGACAAATCTGTGGTAACTAGTTTGGGATATGGAAGCGCGGGGGCAGCAAATCGCGCTCGTCTTCAGGATATAATTCGCAAGTCGGCCAAAGCACAGGGAATGAGTGGGGGCGATATTGCTGCTCACATGGCAGAGTTCCAGGGCATGACTGCCGGCGAGCGGACATTAAGCACGACGCAGGCGCGCATCGGGTTGGGCGCGGCGGAAATTCAGAAGCTTGAGCCCCAAGTACTGGAAGCGTCCAAACAGCTTGAGCGGACAAATTATCCGAGTTTCAATTCTCTAATCCAGGCCGGACAACACGAGACGGGTGATCCGGCATTGAAAAATCTTGCCGTGCGTTTGCAGGGACTGAAAAGCGCATTTTCGCAAGTCCTGACGCGCGGCGGCGTTCCGACCGACAGCGCCCGCGCCACCACTGACGAACTGTTTAATACAAAAGACCCAGTTCCTGTCATGAAGGCTGCGATGGACGCGATGAACGCAGAAACCGGCGCGATTGAACAGGCGCCAGTTGTAGTGCGTAAGCAGTTGCGCGAAAACATATCCAGCGATAAGCCGGACAGTACGAGAGGCCCGGCGCCTGCGCATCTTCATGGCAAATCTATCTGGCCGGAAGGCGATCATTGGGTCTATGAGGACGGGTCGCCCGCAAAATAATGGCTGACAAGCTGCCACCCTTGCCTCCGGGCGCATCTATGATGCCGCCGCTCCCGCAGGGGGCTGAAATGACTAGCGTCGCGGTGTCTCCTAAGCTCCCCGCCGAAGCGCCGGAGCCATCAGCCGTAGATCATCCGCTTTTATATGCCGAGCATGAGATAAGCGCGCCAGTGGAATCTGCATGGGATCAGTTGAAGACTGATTTCAAGGCTAGTATGCCCGATAAAACTAAATGGCAGCATGAGGGTATGTGGGACCAGATGAAGGATCAATTCCGCGCCAATGTTGCGGCTGGAAAGGTTCCCATCGATGCCTTCAATTTAGTTACAGCGCCGATTTCTGGCGCTGTTCATGGCGCGGTTATACAACCCGCCGCCAAGGGCATGACGTATGGGCTGAATGAAATTATTCCGGGCTATATGAATGAGCCAGCAGCAGAGAATTTAATCAGCTCATCTATGATGGCGCTCGGTCCAGAGGGCAAGGGCATCGGCGGTGCATTGGGCAAAGAGAGCCCTATGGCTACGGCATTGAAAACATCAAAGGCGGCGCCAAAAACTTTACCAACGCCTTCCGGGCCATATGCCGAAGCTGTCAAGCAGTTGCAGAGCGAGGGTGTTGACCTGACATTAGGCCAGACGCACGGTGGTGTTGTTAGGCGAGCGGAAGAAGCCCACAAGAGTAATCCCCTTACTGGAACGGCGATCCGAGAGGCCGAAAATAAGTCTATCCAGACATTCAACCGCGCAACTTACAATCGCGTTCTTGCTCCCATAGGCGAAAAATTCACAGGCGATGAGATTGGCCGGGCTGGGGTAAAGCAGATCGGTGACAAGATTTCTGCGGCATATGACCGGATCAAACCAAAGCTAACATTAACGCCGGACGATCAGTTCCTCACTGATATGGCGGAAATTCGTAGCGGCGCGTCTGAAATGCCAGATACCCAGGAAAAGCAATTTGAGACGATATTAAACAACCGCCTCTTAAAGAGGGTTGGCCCAGATGGGAAAATAGATGGCAGCACTTTCAAGCAAGTTGAAAGTGAATTAACCCATCTTTCATCCGTCTATAAAAGCTCTGGCGACGCCGCTCATCGAGAATTAGGCGGCGCGATTGGCGATGTTGTAACGGCGCTTAGGGAAAATTTGGAGCGCTCATCTGATCCGTCTGTGCGCGAGGAATTGAAGAAGATTAATACATCATGGGCCATGCTGACGCGGCTGGAAGGCGCGGCCAGCAGGCGCGCGACGACTGGCGGCGTTTTCACGACTGGCGATCTTTTAGCTGCGGTTAAATCTGGTGACAGATCGGCGCGCAAGCGCACCTTCGCCCGCGGCGATGCATTGCTACAAGATTTTGCGGAAACTGCTCACACCGTTTTACCCAATCGCCTGCCTGACAGCGGCACGGCGGAGCGTGAACAGTGGAATAATCTCACCGGCATTATTCTTAGAGGCGCCGGGGTTGCAACGAATCCGCTTTATAAGCGCGCCGCAGAGGCAATGAAGAAGACCTATGCAGAGCCATAAATATGTGGCAATGTTGCGATAATCGCAGCACTAGCCGGGGAACATCATGAAAGTATTTATTACCGGGATCGCCGGTTTTTTGGCCGGTCATTTAGCTGACGCTCTCACCGTTGCCGGGCATGAGATATACGGCTGTGATATTGTGCCTGTTGGCATGGCGGAAATACTCTGGCTGCCAAGCGCGAGATATGGTGACATAGCTACGGCGGATTGTCGTGATTTTGCGATGATGTCCAGCCTGATGAAATCATCCCGGCCAGATGTGGTTGTTCACTGTGCCGCATTCCCTCACGAAGGGCTTTCAGTATTCTCGCCATCGACCATCACCGACAGCATCTATGGCGCATCGGGTTCAGTCTTTAGCGCCGCCATCGCCTCTGGCGTTCGCCGTATTGTGAATTGCAGCTCCATGAGCCGCTACGGTGCCATCCCTTCGCCTTTCCATGAGTCGGACGAACCCAAGCCAGTTGATCCTTATGGCATCGCCAAACTAGCGGCGGAGCGCACATTGGAATGTCTGTCAAAAATCCATGGCGTGGAGTATGTGACTGCCGTCCCTCACAATATTTACGGACCGCGCCAGTGCCGATCGGACCCGTACCGGAACGTCATCGCCATAATGATGAACCGGATTTTGCAAGGTAAGTCGCCAATTATTTATGGTGGTGGCCAACAGCGGAGATGCTTCTCTTATATTGATGATGTCATTCCGTGCCTTGTGCAAATGGTGACATCGGACGATCCGGACATGCTAGGCCGCATTGTCAATATTGGACCCGACACAGGCGATGTGAACATTCTCCAATTGTGCCATATGGTCAGCAATGAGATGGGCGATAAGACATTGCCGCCGATTTTTTATGGTGGCAGGCCGGCAGAAGTGCAGCACGCCAATTGCAGCGGCGAACTTTCGCGCGGTCTATTCGGCTTCAAGCCGCAGACATCTTTAAAACAAGGCATTCACTTGATGGCTGAGTGGATGCGGTCAGTTGGTCCGAAAGAGTTCAACTATCATCTTCCGCTAGAGATCGTTACCGACAAAACGCCAAAAACTTGGTCCCAAAAGGAGATGTGATGAACTGGACGCTCCCAGCAAGATCATGCCTTGGTGGTCTAAGCGCTGAATTAATTGAAATTGCGCGACAACTCTTTGAAAAGCATGCATGGGGTGATCCAAATAGTGGATGTTGGATTTGGTCCTTGACACTTGATAAACGCGGATACGGACAGATTTCTATTGGCAGCACAAAGGACGGAACGGCTAGAGTAGTTAAGCCGCATCGGCTCGCATGGGAATTATATCGCGGGCCGCTTCAAAATGGCGTTAACATCGATCATAGAGTTTGTCGAAATAAATGGTGCGTCAATCCGTGGCATTTAGCATTGTGTACAAAGCTTGAAAACGCCGAGCAGCCAGATGGCATGATTGGCATCAAGCGCGCCAAAACGCATTGTCCGCACGGTCATCCATACTCTGGTGACAATCTTTATGTTACTTCGCAGGGCTTCCGCCAATGCATCGCATGTGCGCGAATGCGCTATATCAAAAAGAAGGAAAAACTTTATGCTTAATGGCCTTTGGTTCCTTCCCACTCGGCGTCGCTTGGCGCAGTTGCAAGCCCTTATGGATCAATGTGTTCTTACAGGTATGAGCACGCCAGGGCTAATTTTGGTTCATCGGGATGAACATCAGGAATTGGGGAGGCAATACAGCGCCCTAAATCTTCCGAATGGATGGCGCGTCGCAGTGACCGATTCCGAAGGAATGGCCGCAAAAGTTCAAGAGGCGTATTCCAATAATGCTTTGTTGGATTGGGTCGGCGTATTAACCGATGACATGTGGCCCATCACTCAAGACTGGGACGTGCGGTTGCTTTCCGGCCTAGAGGGCTGGAACATTATTACTGGCAACGATATGGACCAAGCGCCCAAAAGAATGGAAAGCGCAACTGTTTGGTCCGGGGATCTTCTCAGATCGATAGGCTATATCGCACCGCCAGGATTGCAGCATCTTTTCTTTGATGATGTACAAGAATGCCTCAACATCGCCACCGGCTGTATGCGGTGGATGATGGACGTGAAGGTGGCCCACCGCCCCAAGACATATTCCAATCAGGCCGATGCTACCGCAGCGAAAGTCAAAAGTTTTCATAACGTGGACGAAGAGCGGTTTCGCGCATGGGTGCATGATGAATTTCCAAAGGCGTGCGAGGCGGTTCTTAAATGCGCCGAAGAGCATGGCGTTCGCGTAGACAGGCCCGACCTGAAAGGCGTGTCGCTTTATCTCTCAACGCCATCGGGCGCTGGTGAGTTTGACCGTCGTTATGTCAAGTCTCTCATTCAAACCATAGAGATGGTGCGATCTGCCGGTGGTGAAATCGACTGGGGCGAGATGCCGTATTGCGCGGATCTGTCCTATGCCCGCAACCGGATTTTGGGGGCGTTTCTGCGCTCACGCCACACCCACATGCTGATGATTGACGATGATATGGGGTGGAGCCCGCACGATGTCTTGAGGCTGATCCAGACCGGGCTGGACTTTGTTGGCGGCGCCGGGCCGAAGAAGCTTTATCCGCTTCGCTTCTGCATTCACTCCCGAGACGATCAAGGGCGCGAAGTGCATGGAACTTTCCACGAGAACACCGGCACGCTTGAAGTGACCGGGATCGGCACCGGATTCCTGCTCGTGACCAAGGCGTGCGTCGAGCGCATGGTCGCCGCCTATCCGGAATTAATCTTTGATCCCGGCGAGGGGCAGACCGAATATGCCCTTTTTGACCCGGTGATTGTGAACAAGACTCGGTATTCTGACGACTTCGCCTTTTGCTGGCGGTGGCGGAAAATCGGTGGCCAGGTGCATGTCCTCCCATCGGTCAAGCTGGCCCACATAGGGTCGCACTGCTTTGAGGGCTCGCTGCTGGATGCCATGCTGGCCGAGCCGGAAAGGGCTCAAGCGGCGGAATAATGGCAAAGGAAAGCAACCTCTTAGACGACATGGATGCGGCGGCGAAGCAATTGCTTAGTTCCGTGAACGGGACTACTATAACTACGGATGGCCCCGGTGCCGAACCGCAACCTATTGACATAAAAGGTAGGATTGCGGCTTTTGCAGCTGTGACCGACTATCTGGCGGTAAAGCACAAGATCCAACCTGCAGGGGCGAAGAAAAATGGCCTTGACGGATACCGCACCGCAATCAACGGTGGAGCGACTGGGCGTAGAGCCAATCGTCAGGGTGCCTCGGCTTCAGGCGGTGCCGCCGATGCCGAAGACGGAGATGACTGAGCCCGACGATGGCGCGGCTCGCCTAGCCACCTATCAAGCGATCGCATCTGTCATTGCCGCCAGCGCCGCTGTGCTGGCCACCCGCGTCATTCTGCTTCTTGGCATGATCGGCGCCTTCGTCTTGGCGGTGATCGCCGCGGATGGGCGCTCGTGGATTACTGTGGCGGTCCTGATCGCCTATGCAGTTCTCGTGCTGATCCCACTTGTTCTGCTTGAGACGCGCACGAAGTGGCGGAGCGGCGGCTAATGCCTTGGTTGCGCGACATAGCGAAAACATGGCGAAGGTTTCGATGGATGCCACGCAAGCAACGGTGAAATGACATGAGATTCCCAGGAATTAAGGGCCAGATTGGAACGCGCGATTTGACGTATCGTGCGGACGGGACAATCATATCAGGATCTGCGCCGCAGCTTATTCTTCCCGAATCGTGGCAGCGATCGTTTTTCCAATTCTGTAATATCTCAACCGTCTCAATGTATCTTGAGTTTGGAAGCGCTCGCGCTCACGCCGTCCTAACGAATGGCGCCGTGACATCCATTGTCGTGGATAATGGTGGGTTTGGTTTTACCATTCCGCCCAAGGTGCATTTTTTAGGCGGCGGCAACGGCGGCAATACGGCCGTTATCGGAACGGGAGATCCTTTCGGCCCAGCACCTAACACCCCGGCAAAAGCTCACGCCGTTTTGACAACTGGAGTTGTCACATCAATTGTGATCGATAATCCCGGCAGCGGCTACAAAGCGGTGCCGTATGCCCGCTTGGTAAACAACAATCTGGATTTTATAGGATGCGCCGATCCTTCTGTTGGCGGCGGCTCTGGGCTTTTGCTTTATCCAGGCAATAGCGTGACCGAAAATGACCTCACTGTTCCGACCGATCAAATCGCAGTGTTTTGCGGAACTTCAACTTCGCCATTTTTCTGCCGCTATATGTGAGACGCAGAGATGAAAGCCTTAAAATTTGCAGCAACATTTGGCGCGCTTTTAGTTATTGCTTCGTTTTCTCCTGCGGTCGCCCAAATTGGCGGCGGGGTCGTAATGGTGCCGCCTATCGTTCCAGGTGATTGCGCAGAATGGCAGGGGGTAAATGTCCTCCAAGATTCCGGCGGTACTTGCGGCGGCGGCGGGGGCGGGGGCAGCCCTGGTGGGCCAAATACTACAGTTCAGTACAACCATGCCGGTGCGTTTGGTGGCATAACCGGACTTACTTCTGATGGAACCGCTGCAACGGCGGCCAGCGGCGATCTCAAACTCTCCGGCTCGACCAGCGGAACGGTCATTCTCAACGCCCCGGCCACAGGTGCCGGCACACTCACCCTGCCGCAGGGCACCGATACGGTTGTTGGCCGCAATTCAACCGATACCCTGGCGAATAAGACGCTGACGGCTCCGGTTATGACGGCACCCGTTCTGGGCACGATTGCATCAGGCGTCGGAACCAATCTGACCGGCATTCCCAATTCCGCCCTTGTCAACTCCTCGACCACTATCGGCGGCCAATCCACGGCTCTGGGAGCCTCGACAACCAATCAGGGCAACGGCCCCAAGATCCAGCTTTCGACTGGCACGACGACCACCAACGATTGCGTGCAGTACGATGTCAACGGGAACACGACGGATGCAGGCTCGCCTTGTGGCTCAGGCGGCGGTTCTGTCAGCATTACGGGCGGCAACGGCATTTTGGTCAGTCCCAGCCCGATCACGGGCACGGGCGTTGTTTCGAACACCATCACCACGAACGCGCAAATAGGAACAACCTATGCCACGCAGACGACGGATGGCGGCAAGATCGTTTCGCTGAACAACGCTTCTACGGTTGCGGTTTCCCTCAGTTCAGCAACCACGACCGGCTTTGGTCTCGGCTTTGGTCTCGACTACTACAACATCGGTGCGGGCACGGTTACGGTCACGCCGACTGGAACGATTAACGGCAATGCGACACTTACGGTTCTGACCAATCAGGATTGCTCGGTCTATTCAGACGGATCGAACTATCATGCGTCGTGCAGTTATGTTGGAGGCGGTGGCGGAACGCCCGGCGGCTCAACGACACAACTTCAATACAACAACGCCGGTTCATTCGGCGGTATCATCGGCATTACCACAAACGGAACGGCGCTGACCGCAGCGTCGGGCGACTTGCAGCTGTCTGGTTCCGGCTCGGGCACGTCGATAATCAACGCGCCTGCAACAGGCGGCGGAACGCTTACGCTGCCTTCCGGCACCGATACGCTTGCGGGACTCGCCGCGACACAGACACTGACCAATAAGACCCTGACCAGCCCGACGCTCACCGGGCCTGCGCTTGGAACGCCTGTGTCTGGTGTTGCCACCAATCTCACCGGGCTTCCGCTGACCACCGGCGTCACAGGTTCCCTGCCGAATGCGAACGGTGGCGCTGGATCGTCCACTGGCATCTTGCAGGCGGTCAGCGGGACGGTCGGCACGGTCACGCTCGGGTCAGGCCTGAATTACACCAGCACAACGCTTTCGCAGACAGTCACAGCCAACAGCGTTGCGACCCAGGCATATACCTTGGCCTCGACGGACTGCGGAAAAACTGTTCTCATGGAATACGCGCTGGGCTCGACCGCGCTTTCCTTCTCCAATCTCGGCACGCTCGGTGTCGGCTGCAAGATCACACTCGTTGCTGCGACACAGGACATGATCGTCACGCCTGTCGCTTCCACGACAATCGCTTGGCAAGGCGTGCTGATCAGCAATCCAACGACCTTTACGATCAAAGCCGGGACGAGCGCGTCGTTCTCCGCACCTGATAGCACGGGCTTCCAGTCAATCGGCGGGACGCTGCTGGTCCAAGGCTCGACGACTGTCGTCGGTGGTACATCAGGCTCTGCTCTGTCTGAAGTCAGCGGCGTGCTGACCGATGTCACGAAAGTCAATAGCTCTGTCCTCTCGCGCACCAGCGGGGGAACGCTGCAAGAAAGCACGACATTACCCAGCGGCGTGACAATTCCTGCCGCGATCCTTTCGTCCAGCCCCTCGCTTGCAAGTCCGGCGTTTACCGGAACGGCGTCTGGCGCAGGAACAATTCCCACCACGATGCTTGCGAGTCTCGGGACTGGTGTGGCAAGCGCATTGAACGCAAATACCAGCGGCTCTGGAGGCATATGCCTTTCGTCTGGATCGGCGTGTTCCAGTTCCGGTGGCGGCATGTTCGGTTATTCCGACAACGGCGTGACCGTTACTGCCGGAACCTATTATGTACCAATTTACGGCGGCGGCGCTCCGTCCAGCACTGAGGCATCCGTTAGTGTCCCCTCGCCTTCAGCGACTACGGGCGTAAATCTTTCCGTGTCGATCAGTGCCACTCTTGGCGGCGCGTCTACCGGCTTCACTGTTACCTTACGCAAGAACGGCGCGGATACAGCCCTTACTTGCACATTCAATCCGTCGTCTGTTACCGCTTGCACCGACTTCAATGCCGGCCACGCCGTAAGCATCATCCAGACTGACGTAATTGACTTCAAGATCGTTACTGCTGGCACGATCGTTGGAACGCCTACTGTTACTATTACCGCCAATAACGGCACGTCAAACGTCGGCGTCACGCAAGTTATCGTGACGGTTCCCTCGCGCGAAACCGCGACAGGCTGCAATATCACTGTTTCCGGCACCTGCGCGATTACCGACAATACTCAGACCGCTAACACGATTTTTGCCGGACCTTCATCTGGTTCCGCTGCGACTCCGACGTTCCGCGCATTAGTGGCCGCCGATCTGCCGCAGGTCCCGCAGATAAATGCGTATGTGGCGGGTAGCTGGTATTCAATTCCACCTTATGGCACAGGTGGTGCAGGGACGGCTCAGACCCTTGCGGCCAGCACCGCATACGGTGAACTGATCTATATTGATAAAGGGTTCACGATTTCTAATCTTGGTGCTTCAATCGGCACCGTTGGAACGACCGGAAATCAGTACACAGTCTACGCAACGAACACTTCAACCTATCAGCCAAGCGGCGCACCGCTTTGCAGTACGGCTCAAGTGGTCAATACCAGCACCGGAGCGAATACCGGGGCGTGTGCCGCTGCGCTAACGCGTGGATGGTATTGGTTTGTTGAGAGTGCTGGCGACACGACCGTGAAGACCCTCCCGCCAAACACAGCGCTTTGTGCATTAGGTGCGTCATCGGCAGCAGGTGTGTCTGTAGGGGGTACTGCGGGGTGTATCTATAGCTTCTCTCAAACTTACAATTCAGCCGGAAATTCTTGGCCTACGTCCCCAACAATGACTTCTGCACAAGCCTCCGGCCTGTTCAAGGGCTTCCTTCCCATCGTCCAAATCAACACGATCCCATAGGAGCGAGCTATGCGATTGTTTTTCTATAGTCTGATGTTTCTCGTCTTGCCATTTACGGCCCAGGCACAAATACAAGTTCAGGCTTCGCGCCTCGTAATTTGGTGCCAAAATGCGGATGGTTCACTGCAATGGAGCGAGTACGGCGGGATTTGTCATAATCCTCCACCTGCCGGGACACAGACCCGTACCATCGACCCGCCAGTTATTTCGCCGTACATCAAGGTTGCCAAACCATGATGCGGAAAATACTCGCGTTCATTGCTTTATTCGCGTTGTGCCACAGCGCCGCGTTTGGGCAAGCCGGCACAACTAATTGGGCCGGTATGGAAGTGAATTGGGATGGCACAAATCCCGTAACACAGATCCAGGGTTGCCAGCGCGTACCTCAAATCCAAATTGGTTCGAGCAACTCAAAAAACAATATCGGCGCTGCATGGGAGGGCGTCGGCGGGTTCAACGGAACTTCTGGAATTGGCCAGGCTGGCGTCATCTATCAGATCACCACGTCGGGCGCGATCACATATGAAACGTTCTATGCATTCGGAACCGGCGGCGTTCAACCGATAGTCGAGACAGTAAACGCGAACGAAATTAACTGCGTTCTTTTTACATGCACCGCCAACTGCGTGGCGAACGCAACGAACGCCTCGATTTCCCTCACGATGAACGAGTGCCAGAATACGGTGTCTTCAGCTAACTGCCTTGCTGGCACGGGAGCCTTGTGGACCTACACCAACTCCTTCACGGGGAAACATACAGACCTTGAAAGCGCGGAATGGATTTCCGAAACGACTACGGAAACACTTCCAACAACTCTTTGGAATACGCCTAACTTCGGCTATGTGCCGTTCGAGAATAATACCTACACAGAAAACGGTGTCACCACGACCCCAAGTTTCGTCGCCACAACGAACGGCCTGCAAATGGGTACTTCGACCGGCTGGGCTTTCCCGTCTTCTGGCTACGGGGCGGGCAAAAACTCTTTTGTGGTTTGTGGTTCTCCCGGACCAGTACCTCCTTGCCCAGGGCCATCGCAACTGAACAACTACCAGGGCCGCGACATGGGTGGGTTCTAGATGCGATATCTCCAACGTCGGTCAGTTCTCAATATGGGCGCTTCGATGTTAGCCTTGGGTGCATTCACGCGAGATGCTGATGCGTTTCTATTGCATCGTGGTGGAGTTGCTGCTCCGTCTAGTGGGGCCCTTAGCTTGCCGCAATCGTTAAATAATCTCGATGCCTCCAACAGCTATGTCGCGCCGAAGGTTAGCTATGGTGTGGCTTTCGCGGAAGGCGATATTCCTTTAGGCGGTTCTGCCACCGTCACGGATTCGAACGGCAACCCTGTCACTGTCCAGCAAGATCAAGTCGTCACCAATCCGGCTACCGGCCTTATTCGCTTTGCGCGTCTAAGTCATCCCTGTTCGGAAACCTTCGGGCCATCGTCTAGCAAGGGCTATACAATCGGCGCTTCGGCAACCGCGCCGAACACGGCGATCAATTCGGCATGGCTCGCGTCGGGATCAGCAGAGGCAACCCTAGCGGCCAACACGAACTTCAACCTGCAATTCTCTGGCTTCGACGCCGGGGTGAATACCTACCAGCTTTCCGTCAATACGATCCTCAGCAGCTTCAGCCAAGGTCCGAATTACGGGACAAGCTATCCGCAAGGCGGCTGGGTTCGCACCGCCCAAGGCCCGAACTGCATCGACTGGCAGTTCTGGGGCTACATCGTCAATTCATCGAGCGGGAAAACACAGGGCTACGTTCGCGCCGATATTTTCCTCAAGGCATGGAGTCCGACAGGTCCGTTCGAAGCCTATGTCATGGTTCACCAGCCGAATATGTGGAACACGGTGCCGCCGAACTCTGGCGCCGAGATGTACAACCAGAATCCGGGCCGGTTCGCCACGCTCTGCACGCTCTACAATGGTGCGACGCCGGTAGCCTACTTCGGCGGCTCGAATGAGTATCGCGCGCAGACTGTTGCAAACTCGAGCTTCAATACTGCCAATAATACGCTGACCATGACTGCAGCTTTGTGGCGAAAGAATTTTGGCGGCGCGGTTGTCTTTTCCTCTACTGGCGCAGTTCCAACAGGGTTATCGGCTACAACCCTCTATTGGCCTACTGAGGTTGGCGGGGTGGATGCCAACAATCCCGTTCTTGCGACAAACCGAACAGCGGCTTCCCAGGCCGTAGGAAGTAGTAGTGCTTGGGTAGCGAATACGGCTTACGGCGTAGGTGTAAAGCGGCTCAATAATAACGTGCTCTATTACTGCACGACAGCTGGAACATCGGCATCTAGTGGCGGCCCGACTGGTGTTGGGGCAGGCATCGTTGACGGCACCTGTCAGTGGACGAATTTCACCGTTCCCTTCAGTGATCAGGGCAGCGGCACGATAACTATGTACTCCGTCAATTCCTGCTATCCAGCGACGGGCTGGGTTGGTGGGGATATTAACGGCGATCCGGTCTGGATTGGCTCTGGTTCGCGTCCTCGGATATCCGCTGGAGAAGACCTGACGTATCTCACGACCAAGACAAAATCTACGCCGCCGTATGGGCTAGATGCTGCAACCGTCACAGCGACGGCCACGCCTTGGGTCTATAATCCGATGTATCCGGCAACGGGATATTTTGCGATTTCCACATCAGGAGATAATGCTGGTGATCAGCGCATCGGTCCGATCAATGAGGATGCGGTCAATACTTTCTACAATCCCGCTGACCCATACTATTACAACAGCTCGCTCCAGGCAGGCCTCGCGTGGGTCAACTACCCGACGCAGTTCTACGACGAGCGATCCGGGTATCCGACGACATTTAACAACGGCCCTGCAAAATCCGGCACATCATACACAAGCATGGCATCGCCGCAGCCGAATTGGGATTGCTTTAATGCTTCTGCCGGTGGTTTCGGCGTCGGCAACTGGGTCCCGTGGAGTACCGCCTTCAATGACCAGAATGGCTTCGTAAATGGAAATCCGTCTGGTTCCAGCGGTAACTATTCGTCAGTTCCTGGCTCGCACATGCCTGCGATTTGGTATGGCCCGTATCTAAAAACAGGTGCCATGCCCCTCCATGATATTGGAGTATCCCAAGGCAACTATGCCGCTGCTTTTTATGTCAGCCCGAATACCGAGCATGGGAACCAGGCAATCTCAGGCACGACGTATTATCGGATCATTAGCCCAGGTCAGTACACATCAACCCAAGAGCGCTCCTTTGGCTGGTGCCTGCGCATTCTTACTAATGCGCGTTGGCTTATCAGAGACGCAAATCCGTGCTCGCCCTATCTGAACGATATCTGCGCCGACAATGCATTCGCACAGAATTATTATTACGCAAATACTCAGCCATCCCAAGCGGCCACATTTGGAATGCTGTCCATTGCAGATCACACGACGCCCCCGTCAGGGCATGGGACGATCTCGCCGTTCCAAATCGCATTCTGTCACATCAGTATCGGGATGGAGGCGTGGCGAAATACTGACAGCGGCATTTGGAAAACGTGGCTTAGCAATTACCTGATCAACTTCTGGGCACTCTATTCTGGTACTGGCGTTTACGCCATGGGGACGTACACAACGTCCATCTGCTCAACCCAACAGAATTTCAGCACCTGCTATCAAACTCAAAGCGCCGTGAACACTGCGACTTACAACGACAACGAGAACGGGGGAACATTCCCGGCCCCTAATCCTACGCAGCCCTACATCTATTCCTTTAACAACGCCGGGAACTACAACCCGACAAATTACCCGGCTGACTGCAACGATTATCCGAATGTCATGCGTATGGCACTGACGGTTGCGTGCACGGCGCTTCCCACCAACGCAACGCTGGCTGCGCAGTTGACTGCCATGAACTCCACCTTCGAATCGCTGAGTGGTCAGTCAACGCAAGGTGGTTGCACATGGTCTGGGGCCGGAAATAACCACAAGACCTTCTGCTGTTATAAGGCTGCGGCATGAACAACCCGCTCGGCTATATTGATGGCACCATGGCTACCAGACAGATCAAGAAACTGCATGCGGCATTCTACAGCTTCAAAGATCCTAAATCTTATGGATCTGGCATTCATGTCGGTCTGTACGCCCAAGATGTGGAAAAAATGGACCCCAGATGCGCCGTCTACGATAAGCACCACGAAATGCAGAACTATGATCCGGCCTGCGTGATAGCATTGATGTTCCAGGTGCGCACTCTTTGGTATGCTATTGTCGCGCTACTATTGGTTTCGGCACCGGCATTGGCATCGAACAATTACGCCAATATTACGACCGTGCCATCGATAGTGGCATTGCAGAATCTTGGTTCCGCCAGTCAGCAGTACGGCACTGTCAATGTCCAATCTTATATTGCTGGCGGGAACGCTGGCGGCGGCATTTTTGTCTGGAACAACACTAGCACCACGACGGTGGATGCATGTGTCGTGTTTGCAGCAAGTGGTGTCACAACTGGCCGTTGGTTCCGTCAGCTTTCCGGGGCCAGCATTGACCTTTCTCAATGCGGTGCTGTTGCTGACGATACTACGGATAACGCTGGAGCAATTACGGCGGCATATGCGTCGGCGCTGGCCAACAAGAAAGACCTAACATGCTCTGGCATCTTTAAGGTCTCAACCGGGATCAGCCTTACGCCGTCAAACGCAGCGGGGATAAGCCTTCACGGCTCCGGCTCGTCCGTTGCCGCTGACAGTGCCAGTGCTCAGAACGGAAACTGCACGTTCGATGGGACTGGAATTACAACCGGCACGGGATTTGTGTTCGACTTCCTGACACCATTCCCTGGCTTCGGGACCACTTCTGTTGCGGCACCTAGGTTCTATGACATCAATGTTTTTCCATCGCTAGTCGCCAACATAGGCGGCTGCATTCGTTTCAACCAGATCGCCGGTGGTTTTACGGACGATGCGTCGAGCCAGGAATCCTTGATAAAGCCTGTTGTTCAGCGCGTTTTCTGCACCAACAATAACACCTCAAACACAGTGCAAATTGGCATTCAGGTAAACAAGGCGTTCGACGGTGATATTTCTCTGAATGAAATAGACCGCGGCAAGTATGGAGTCGATATCGAGGGCAGCGACGTTATGAGCATCGGCGGAGCCGGTGCCAACAGGTTTCTTGGCACGCTGAACTCCCCCGTCGTTGTCAATGCCCAAGGCAGTTTCGGCAACATGGACTCGGTGGTCGGTAATGAAATTCTCTATCCGCTGGATGACGGACAAACAGTCCCGGCCTATATTTACTCAAGCGCCAGAAGCATCGTGATTGAGAGGAACCATATCGAAGGCCACGTCACGAACACGACCAGCGCGATTACGCTGGCGAGCGGGTTCTCGGCGTCGGTGCAGAATAATGACATAGATGTGCAACTTGCAGGAGCAAGTCCCGCAACGAACTGGCTGCTGGTTGGGTCGAATTTCATCAACATCCGTGTTTTCAACAATGGCAATGCCGGCATTTCTCAAAGCCCCGCGCTATTCAATTCTGGCGCGGGAAGTCTGTATTGGTACAACAGCATTGTTCGCCAGGAAATCCAGCACGGAAACAATGTTGCGAGTGGTGATTCAGGCTTTCCCATGAACTCTCTGGGTGAGGCTGACAACGATGTGGTCCAGCAAGGAACAAGCCTGCTGATCTTCGGCTGCAACACGGATGGACTTTCAGCGAATACGCTTGGCCTTGAGGTCTATTGTCAGAACCAGGCCATGACATTTCCTGCGACAGGATCAGGGAACCCGTTACTGTTCGACAATTTCTATGCGCAGCCGGTGTTTGCCACTGGCCTAAATCTCAGTGTCAAAGCAAGCTCCATATCGGGCGGCCAAATCTGTGGTCAATTCGCGGACGCCGCTAGTCTTGTCAGTACCCCTACCTGCCAGACACTGACGGCATCTCCCCTCTGGTACACGTTGAAATCAAACGTCACAATTGCTACCCGTGCCGGCGCAAGTATCTATGCGTCAGCATCTGATGTGAAACTATTGCAGGGAAAGATCAGCAATTGACAAAGAAAAAATACAGCCAAGTTAAGCTAGATCGGAAGGCGTATTAAATGACCGCCCCAACCCTCCTTGTCCAAATTCAGGGGCAGACAGTAAGTTCTGCCGACACCCTGAACACATACGAGCAGACTTGCGATAATCTGACTCAACTCGCAGGATTTGTTGGGGCTCCCGGCGTGCAGGTATTTGCGCGCGGCATCGCTACGCCGGGGGATGGCGGGCAGGGGCCTTTCTATTGGGCGACGGGCATTTATGCCAATGACGGGCTTAATACCATCGTCCCAACCGGGGTGACATCAGGCGCATGGCTTCGCCTCCCACTAAATTCTGTTGTTCCTATTTCCCCCCTTGTCGCATTGACAGGAACAACGATTTTAAAATCACAAAATTATATACCCATCAATAATACTACGGGCGCCCCTTTCAGTATAAACCTACCACTCGCGCCCGTGAGCGGAGAAAACCACACCGTAAAAGACTGGCTTGGTAACGCTGCGACATATGCAATCACCGTCAATGGCAATGGGTACAATATCGATGAGTCTTCGTCTTACAGCATGAATTTCAATTATCAGGCCGAAAACTTCATGTTTGCGTTCGGAAAATGGGGTGTGTGGTGATTGACCTAACATCTGACTTTGAAGTTCTTGTCGCCACGATTGATGGCGAAGGTGAAGGCGAACCCCTGATCGGCAAGCAGGCGATCGCGGCGTCGATCATGAATCGCGTCGCGCTCGCGAAGGCACATCCTCATTTCGGTGATGGGACTATCCGCGGCGCCTGTCTTACACATGAGCAATATGATTGCTGGATGCCGGGGCCGGACCATGATCGCATCATGGCGCTCGATCTTGCCAATCCATCGCCTGCACTTCAGGATTGCATCACAGTTGCAAATGGGATGATTGCCGGAACGCTGAAAGATCCGACACGGGGTGCGACATACTATTTCAACCCTGAAGAAATCGAGCCGCCGACATGGGTTGCAGGCGGTATATTTTGCGGGCAGTTTGGGAGTCATAGATTTTACAAAGGAGTTAAGTGATGAACAGCACGGATCCCAATATCAACGGCATTCTAGCGTCCATCCGCATCCTGCTCATCACCGTTGGCGGCGTCATGGCTACCAAGGGGCTTGAAAATACTGGTGCCTATTTTTGGGTTATGACCGCGGCGGGCTCCATCATGGTCGTCGGCCCAGCCGTCTGGGGTGTTTACAGTTCGTTCGTGAACTTCCGCCGCGCTCGTGCGGTCGGGGTCCAAGCGGGAATAAATATGGCTGTACAAGGCAAGGCGCTTGCTTCCGATGGCTCTGTCATTTCTCATGTTGGCCCGGACACTACGCCCGCTTTAGACGTTACCCTGGCAACATCAGATGAGATCATTAACAAGTTCGGCCCCGTTGCAAGTACAATCGCCAAAGTGTGATGACTAAAGCAGCCGAAGAAGCTGGATTACACAGAGAACAAGAGCAAATAGACCGCTCTACAACAAGAGTATTGGGAGCGGATAGCTTGGATCAGGATGCAAGAGATTTGGCCCAAAAGGCCTTCAGCAGGATTGATACCCATGAGGTTCTTTGCACCGAACGGTGGAACCAGTTGCGGGTTGCTATGGGCATGGTGCAAAAGAGCGTGGACACAATGTCCAGAAATACGCTAGGTCGCATCCCGGCCGGGATTATAGCTGGCCTGACTGGTCTGGTCGGATGGCTGGCCGCCAGGGCATTTCCGCTGCACTGAACGAATACGGCATTTGCGCGTTTGCACCTAAGCCATAAAAGGGCTCGGTTATGAATCGAAGTAAAATCCTAGTCGAGCTTTTGGAGATCAAGAAACTTTTGTGTCGCCTTACGTCTGGCAGGGACACGAAAGCAACCATCCTCGTCGGACAAGGAAAGATAGAAATCATGAGCTTCAATATCACCAGCGGCCAGTCAAAGACCGCAACTGTCGTTTTCACCGATGCCAACGGCAAGGTTCAGCCGCTGCCCGCCGGTAACATCCCGGTCTGGACTGTCATTCCGGCCGCTGCGCTTAGCTTGACGCCAGCTGCCGATGGCATGAGCTGCGCCATTCTTGGCGGAACGGCGCTCGGTCCGCTTACCCTGACTGCAACGGTCGAGGGCGATCCGACGCCTGGCGTTGATCCGCTCACCCCGTCGATCGTCGGCACCGTTGTTGCCCCGGAAGATACCCAGGGCACGATCACGGTTGCTTAAGGCCGCAAAGGCCCTCGGTTAGAAAGCTGGGGGCCTAGCCACACATACGGGAGGATTACATGCTCATTCATCTTCTGCTGATGCTGTTGATTTACGGTCTGATTTTTGCGCTGATCTATTGGGTGGTGACGCTTATCCCGCTGCCGCCGCCGTTCAATTTGGTCATTCGGGTCGTGCTGGCGATTGTCGCCGTAATCCTGATTATCAGCCTGATCTTGCCACTTGCAGGCGAAGGCGGCGCGGGGTGCGGTTCAAGGCTTCTCTGCTAACTGGTTTTCGCTTGGCAAGCACTCGAAATAGGGCCATATTGCGGCTCCCTCACGCCCTTCGCGGCCAATTGGAGATCGCACATATGTCTGACCCCGCTACGCCCGTTGCTGCCCCCGCTCCGTCGCCTCTGGAGGTTGCCTTTGACAATCTCGGAAAAGAGCTTGGTTTTGACGTTCTTGCCGATCTAAAAACTCAGTTGACAAACGCCAAGACAAATATAGGCGCTAGCCCGACTGCATTAACTGTCGCTGCTCAGGGCCAGCTCTTGGTAGCGGCTCTCACTTTGTCCCTGCCCTCTCTGGAAACTCAGGCAATTTCCCAGGGGAACACTACTCTTGGCGCGCTCATTGACCTGATCCCGAGCGCACCCCTGCCGGCGACACCGGCTCCGTAAAATACCGTGCTGACCATAACGGCCATATTGGACCAATATGCTTGGCTATACCAAGACACTTTGCCTGAGCCACCGGGAACGTGGGATCACGTTATCCCGGTGGACGGGGCTTATGCCGCCATCAAGCGTGTGGACGGCACGGACTATGTGATGCTGCGCGGGTCCGTGACTTTTCTCGACTGGCTGGAAGATTTCGAGGATTGCGCGCTTCCCTATCCGGATCCGGTATTAGGCGATGTCCACCCCGGAGCGCGACAGGGCGTCCTTGAGGTCAAGGATCAGATTGACGCGCTCGTGGGTGAGCATGTTGTGTTCGTCGGACACAGCCTTGGCGCGATGCACGCCGCACTGCTGGCCGGATATAGGGCCGCTGTCGGAAAGCCGGTGGATGCCCTTATCATGTTCGGGGAGCCACGGAGCGGTGGCGCCAGGCTGTCGGCCATCCTCGCCAACACCATGGTCCAGTCCTACCGGAACGCCGATATGAACGGACACGATATTGTGACCGATGTAGCACGAAATATTCCGCCACTACTGCCCTATCAGCATGTCAAAGACCCTTTGACAGATTGCCACCACTCACCGCGCGCCGATGATATTTGGCTTGCTTTTAGATATCATCACGGGGGCCACTATTGCCGCGCCTTTGGCTGCGGTGGAGTCGCCGCGCTTTCGCTGCCAACCTAAAGTTCGTCTGCGTTATCCGGGGAGATAAGCAATGCGATGGTCGAATGAGCGCAAAGAAGAATTGCGCGCGCTCTGGTTAGATGGCGGCACGATTTCCAGCATCGCCAGCGAGATGAAAACAACGCGCGGCTCTATATCCGGTCAATCGATGCGCATGCATCTTCACTACGCCACTGGCGAGCAAAAGCCAATTCAGCCGGGCAGCGATGCAGATTTATATGCGACAACGCGGTTTCTTTCCCATGTTCAGCAGGCACCGCAGTTCGGCGTTCTGAAGCCCGGCGGCTATCAGCGAAAACTTGGCAACCGCGTGATGAAAGGCAAGTGGAAAGGCATGCCGATCTTCAGCTTGACACTGGAAGAACGCGCGACGTGCCCGCGGTCCTGCAAAATGTGGCTTTCATGCTATGGCAATAACATGGGCCGCTCAGTGCGCTATGCTCATGGCGAGGCGCTGATGGACGCCATCTATGCTGATCTCGTGCGACTTGAGCATCTTCATCCTCGCGGCTTTGTTGTGCGGCTTCATATTCTCGGAGACTTCTTTAGCGTCGAGTATGTGCAGTTCTGGCGCGACATGCTGGATGAATTTATGGAGCTTCGCGTTTTTGGTTATACCGCCCGCAGCAGTGGTAACCGCGATCTAATCGGATGGGCGATCGAGCAATTGCGCGACGAACGATGGGAGCGCTTTGCCGTCCGCACATCCGGCGCCGTCATGGGGCCGCGTACCAAGGTCATCGCTCGCGAATATCCTGGCGATGGCGCGATCACATGCCCAGCACAGACCAACAAGACTTCGTGCTGCGCGACGTGCGCGCTATGCTGGGAGCCCGCCGCTCGCAATAAGGTGATTGCGTTCCTGCGCCATTAAGTGGCAGGGGCGCGGCACAGCCCCTATCCGGGGAGGGTAGGAACGTGCGCGCACCCCTGCCGTCTGCCGGCGAGATCGCAGATCGCATCGGCAAATCATAATCTACAGGATTTATCTGTATTTGCAATTTAACCATTGACAGCCAAAATGGTGGCGCTAAGGTGGCGCTCGTTGTTTTTTCCGGGGAATTAAATGTCATCTCGCGCACTGCGCGCAAAGTCCACGACTGAGCAGCCGTTTCATATTACGGCGGCACAGTACCTTGCATTAGCGCTGCCGCTTCATGCGACATGGACAACATTCCCAGCTGGCGGCGGCGGAAAGATTCGTGGCTCATTCCTCAAACGCATGGGCTTGTTACCGGGGTGGCCCGACATACAAATTCTGGTACGCAACACGTCCTATGATACTGCGCGCTCGCTCAGCCGGTTCATTGGCCTGGAATGCAAGCGCGCCAAAGGCGGCGTCGTCAGTACCAACCAGATTCATGCTCACAGACTAATTCGCAACGCTGGCGGTGAAGTTTATGTTGTGAGAACCATCGAAGAAATTTACAATGTTCTCACTCAGCAAGAACATCTGAAATTGAGGGCCGAGCCTTCAATGGCGCTATCGAATCCTGTGGCGCAAAAAACAGGACTCAAAAAACAAGGATCGCAAAATGAGTAAGCAGAAATTGGTATGCACGGCGGAACTCGATCTGCCGGAAGATGCGCTGGAAGCCGTCAAGCTGCAGGCAGCGCTGTTGGAAGTCTGGGCGCAGTTCAAGGATGCTGTGCCGGATGGAACGGTGCTGACCGAGCATGTGGTCAAGAGCAAGCCGAAGACCCTGGCGCCGGCTGCATCATCCACTCTGAAGAAGTAGTCAGATGGCGCTCAAAATCATAAGCGCCGATGAACGTATGGCTAATGCCCACAAGCGCGGCAGCGTGTTTGTGGGCGGAGGCTACAAGGTGGGTAAGACCTCGCTGCTTTATACGCTGCCGCCGGAATCCACTCTCGCCTTAGATTTTGAAGGCGGTTTTAAGTCCGTCGAAACCTGGGGCGGCGATGTCATCGAAATTCGTGATTTCGTGGATGCCGTGGACATTGCCTGCCTGATCGGCGGCATCGATCCATCCAGCGGCCCGAACGATATGTTCTCGATCGACCATTTTGCCCGCTGCCTGAAAGCCTATCCCCAGATAGCCGAGAAGATGGAAGGCTACTGCTACGTGTTTTTCGACTCGGTATCGCGCCTATCATTTGCGGCGTCGAAATTCGCCAAGCAGCAGCCGGAATCGTTCACCGACAAAGGCAAGTTCGACAAGTGGGGCATGTACGGGCTAATCGCCTCAAACATGATAACCCTGCTTAATCATTTGCAGCACAGTAACAAGAATTGTATTTTCATCGGGCTGTTGGAAGATGCGGAGGATGAATTTGGGCGGCATTACTGGCGGATCCAAATGGAGGGCGCCAAGACCGCTCGCGAGCTACCCGGCATTGTCGATCAGGTCGTGACTATGGCCATCTTCGACTATGACGAAGCGACTGGCGTATTCACGCTCAATCCCAATGGCAAAGAGCGGGCGTTCGTTTGCCATCGCGCCAACCCGTGGAGTTTTCCCGCCGGCACCCGTAGCGTCGGCAATGTCGAGTTGATGGAAGAACCTCACCTTGGTCGGCTTATTGAAAAACTCAATATGCCGCCGAAACAATCACAAGTGAAAGGACAATAAAATGCCGATGAACCTGAACGATGCTGCCCCGCAGATGACTTTTGAAGTGATACCTGATGGCACGTTCGCAAAAATCTTACTTCAAGTGAAGCCTGGCGGCTATTCGTTCAAAGGCTGCGAGCAGATGGACGCCGGCCTTTTCCGCACACCGAAGGAAGAAGGCGGTGCCGTGACGATGGAATGCGAATTTACTGTGCTGGAAGGCCCGTATGTCCATCGCAAGTTCATTGGCTATTGGACGGTCTCGGGTGGTCAGCTTGACGACAAGGGACATTCCAAGGGCTGGGGCATTGCGAAGTCTTTCATCCGCGCGGCCATCGAAAGCAACCAGGGCATCCGACCGGACGACATGGGGCCGCAGGCTGTGGCGACGCGCCAGATCAATGGCCTGAAGGAAATCGACAACCTCTGGTTCTATGCCAAAATCGATGTCGAGCCCGGCAACGAATACACCGATCAGATGACCGGCGCGACCAAGCAGGGCTTCGACAAAAACAAAATCGGTCGTATTGTGACGCCTGACATGCCGGAATACGCTGATCTCGTCGCCGGCGAGCCGGTCGCAGCCAAGCCGAGCGGCGCCAAAAAGATCGGTGCCAAAAAGGATGGTGCGGCTGCCGCCGCGCCCGCCGGTCGGTCGTGGGGTGCGCCTGCCGCCGAATTACCCCTGGGTGATAAAGCCGTCGCCGCAGCCGCGCCAGCAGCCGAACCCGCGAATAAGCCCGCATGGCTTCGGAAGTAGAAAACGTCAGCCGGGCGAAGATCGTCCTGGCGACGGCGGAAGCTCTTGGTGAATACCTGCAAGGCGCACGGCTTTTGGATAAGAAAATATGGCAACTCCGAATGCCGGAACTGGAAGGAATAGCGAACGCAACGGTGAGCGCCTTCATCGTGGCGGAGGCCAAGGAGCGGGCGATGCGGGACGCAGAGCCGGTCGCGGCGCCGTCCGCTTTCTCGGACTAGAGCCGTGTGTATGCTGCGGGTTTGAGGGGCATGGGTTTGGGTTCCAGCTTGGCCTGAATCCGATGATGGCCAAATATGAGTTTTGCTCTATGGGCTGCCAGAATACCGGGGCTTGGATTGCCAAGGCTCAATTGCCGCCAGGTAAAATAGAAGGGACAAAAATGCTTTCGGATATTGAAGAGCGCGCAATGGTCGATGCCCGCGAGCAATTATTCGGGGCGCTAGTCCGTCAGAAGTTAGATCAGCATTTTAGCGCCTGCACTGAAGCGCAGATTGACGACATCATTAAGTCTGTGGTGGTTGGATTTCAGGTTTCGATACAGAAGGCTTATGGGCGCGGAGAGTTTCCGTTCTTTGGTAGCGGCAAGCCATGAGCGATACCTACGTCACCATCGATTGCATCTTCATCCGCTGCACTGAAAAGGCAGTTCTGATAGATGTTGACGGCGACGAGCATTGGGTGCCGCGATCTTGCATCCATGGCGCAGACGAGCGGCTTTTAGATCAGACAAACTATGGTGACGAGATAAATTTACGGGTTTGGGAATGGTTGGCTGATAGGGATGGTTTACGATAATGGGCGTGTGGAATGTTAGCTTCGATCCAAAGACCAACACCAAAATTTGCAGCACATGTCGCAAAAGACTAAAGCTTGAAAGTTTTCCGAGAAGGTCTTTGAATAAATCAGACGGTAGGGCCTCTGTTTGCACAGATTGTCACGCTGTATATATGCGTGACTATGCGCGAGAAAATAGAACCAAGGAAGATAAGTCCGCCGCCTCAAAGCGATACAGAGAAAGATTCCCAGAGCGAGAGAGCGCTAGGGCCGCAGTAAAAAGGGCGCTGAAGCAAAAAAAACTAGTGCGCCCTAGCCGCTGTTCGGAATGCAATAAGCGCACTTTTGTAGAGGCGCATCATCCTAATTATAAAAAACCTTTGGATGTTATGTGGCTTTGTAAAAAGTGCCATGGAAGTATCCATAGGGGCGCAGAATGATAGACTTGAATCACAAGTCAGGCGCATCTCTTGGACCGCAAAATCTTTGCGACCGCATCAATGCGGTCATCGATGCCGCGCTAATTGAGCGGCGCAAGAAAGAGCCGGTGCGCACTTATTTAGGCGCGTCACAGATCGGTGATCCATGTCTCCGCAAGCTCTACTACAGCTATTCTCATACGCCAGTGGACATCGGACGCGAACTGACGGCGCGCGCCATCAGGATATTTGATACGGGCCACGCTGGCGAGGATGCCGCTGCTCTGCAGATGGGCGCCGTTGACGTTCCGGAAACCGATGTCTTTCGCACAACTGCTGTCAGGTGGATGAAGGATGCCGGGTTTGATCTTTTAACGCGCGATCCAAAAACAAAAGAGCAATTTGGCTTCACTGTTTTGAATGGCCGCCTCAAGGGCCACACAGACGGCAAGATTGTGAGTGGGCCGTTAACCGATGAGATTCCTTATCCTGTTGGTTGGGAACACAAGGCTTTGAATACCAAAAACTGGAGCAAGATAAAGCGACACGGCCTTAAAGAGGCATCGCCGCTCTATTACGGCCAGTGTCATATTTATATGGGTTACATGGAGTGGCCGGCATACATTTTCACCGCGACCAACAAAAACACCCAGGAGCTTAATCACGAGCTGATTACCTATGATGCGCGCGAGGCTCAGACACAAACTGACCGTGCCGTGACCGTAATTCGCGCAGTCGAGGCCGGCGATCTATTGCCGCGTTTAACGGACAACCCCGACTTCTACCTCTGCAAGTTTTGCGATTGGCGCTTTCGGTGCTGGAATGGAGACATGTAAGTGAAGCCCTTTGATCCGTTCACATCGCCATTCGTGCGTCCGTCATGGCACAAGAAGATCAAGCTATATGCGGCTCCGAAAGAAACGCGCATCTGGAACCGGACGCTTGATGGCACCGGCAAGTGTTGCTGCTTTACCGGATGGAACAATGCGAAAGACGAGCCCTACGGCATTGTGCGCGTCAACGGCCAGCGCTGGTATCTGCATCGCTATGCCTTCTCCAAATATCATGGCATCGAATTTCAGGCTGGTGACGTAGTGGATCATATTTGCCGCCGCCGCCTTTGCTTTAACCCGCTGCATCTCGAATGCACTACGCACCGTGAGAATTATGATCGCGGCGATGGGCGCGCGATGTTAATCCAGAATGCGCCAAGCGATGAAGAAATTCAGGAGTTGTTGGGATGACGCGGATTGAAAAAGGCTCATCCATGCACGGGGAAAGCGGCTATGAGCGCGTTGAAAATGACGCTTATTGGACACCTGAATGGTGTACCAAGGCCCTTCTAAAGAAGGTGGCGTTGCGCGGCCTTATCGTTGAACCCGCTGCTGGGATCGGCCATATAGCAGATGTTGTGCGCGCGGCCGGTTACGATGTGGCCGAGTTTGATATTGTTAACCGCAGCAATAGACCAACTCTAAAGATCGCCGATTTCCTAAAAGTTGACCAACTCAGCTTGTCGCGTGAAGTATCTGTTGTTACCAACCCGCCCTATGTTCTAGCCGAAGAATTTGTTCGTCACGCCATCAAACTCACAAAAGAACGCGAAGGCATGGTTGCCATGCTTTTACGCAATGAGTGGGATTGCGCGGCGAGCCGTCGCGATCTATTTGAGCGCCCGCCTTTCGCAAAAAAACTTGTTCTCACCAAACGCCCGAAGTGGAGTGCGCAAGATACCGCGTCGCCACGTCATAATTTCAGTTGGTTCATTTGGGACTGGGAATATTGCTATCCGCATCCAGTTATGGAGTGGGGACCATGACCGACATCACGCTTACCGACACGCAAGCAGATGCCGTTCGCCGCACTAAAGAATGGTATCTGAAGTGCAAGGCTGAGCTTAAAGCTAAAAAGCCACTCAGCCAGCAAGTTTGGCGTGTTTTCGGTTATGCCGGAACAGGAAAGTCCACAATCACCAAGTACGCACTTGCCGAACTCGGCAACATCACCGTACTCAGCGGCACATTTACTGGGAAAGCCGCTCGCGTCCTCACCCAGAAAGGCACGCCAGCCACCACCATCCATTCCATGTGCTACAAGGTCAGCGAGCCATCCAAAGAGGCTATCGAAAAAGCCAAAGAGGAACTTGCCAAATTGCGCGGCGATGGTCCTGGCAATGGCGATCAGATGATGTGGCGCGCGATGATGCGGACCCGCGAAGAGGCGATTAAGGAAATGCATCGGCCAACATTCGTGTTGAATGGCGACGGCCCGGTGCGAGATTGCGATTTAATAGTTCTGGACGAGGTTAGCATGGTTAATGAAACCATGGCGGCGGATCTTATGAGCTTTGGCAAGCCTATTCTCGTGCTAGGAGATCCCGGACAGCTTCCACCAATCAAGGGCGACGGTGCGTTTACGCAAGCGGTTCCCGATGTGATGCTCACGGAGATTCATCGCCAAGCTGAAGGCAGCGCTATTATCAGGCTGGCGACGATGGCGCGCGAGGGAAAGTTCATTCCTTATGGCGTTTATAGCGATAGTGTAGTTAAGCTGCGTAAAAGCGAGTTGGGGCCGGAGGATTTACTTCAAGCAGATCAGGTCTTGACTGGCATGAATGCCACCCGCCTGATGTTGAACAATGCAATGCGCCGCGCCTCTGGTCGGACTTCGGTTTTGCCGGATGGTCCGGAAGAAAAAATCATCTGCCTACGAAATCAAAATGACATTGGATTGGTCAACGGTTCCTTCCTCACACTTAGCGATATTGAAGATGGCGATGAGTACGGATTCCGCGCGCAAGTCGTGACTGATGATGGCACCGATGTTGGACGGCGGACAATCTATAAAGGCGCCTTTCTAGATCATATCGAGTTCGATAAAGACCGCGCGCAACGTGACCACTGGAAGAAAAAAGGATTAGTCGATGCGTCATTTGGCAATGCAATCACCGTCCATAAGAGTCAAGGAAGCGGCTGGAAAAATATAGTTTGGTTTGATGACGGCTTTGGGCGTGATCTTGTTCGCAATCAACACGCATACACGGCCATCACCCGTGCCGAAGAAGGTCTTGTTATACTTGCGTAGTCATAAAATGGGCCGGGAAAAATTGTGCTTGATCTCAACGATGCCATTCCGCAATCAGTACCGCCGCCCCTGTACGACATGGACGATCTCAGCCAGCGCCTGGCTGCCACAGCCGCGTCATGGGTGCCGCAATTTTTCCCCCAAGGCCGCATCAGCGATGACCGCTCGGAACTTCGCCTAGCCAATATCTCCGGATCGCCGCCACGCAAGACCGGATCTTGCGTGATCGGGCTGACTGGCGATATGGCGGCAGCTTGGCATGACTTTGATGGCGGCGATGGCGGTGGGCCGCTTTCAACGCTCAAGCACGCCAGCGGAAAAGATGGTCGCGAGCTGCTGGATCTGGCAGCGGAGATTACTGGAACATATCAGCAACCGAACGGAATGCACCGGGAGGCACCCGTGTCTCCCAAAGCAAATATAAAACCCCGCGATGCATCTGCCGAGATCGCCCACATTCTCGCCCGCTCCGCGCCGATCGCCGGGACACTGGCTGAGACCTATCTGAAAAGCCGCGGGCTTGACCCGCCGCCGTCTGACGATCTGCGGTTTTGCGCCAATGTGACGGACTGGAAAGCCGGGGTCGGGCGCCCGGCCATGATCGCTATTCCGCGCCTAGCCAATGGCGAGCCGGCCGGCGGGGTGCATCGCACCTTTCTGGCCTATGACGGGTTGGCCAAGGCACCCATGGATCAGCCCAAGAAGATGCTTGGCTCCATGGAAAATGGGGCGATCAGGCTGGCTCCCATGGGCGAGGACGGGCGCCTTGGCATTGCGGAGGGCATCGAGACCGCCCTGGCCGCCATGCGGCTGTACGGGCTCCCCGTATGGGCCGCGACTGCGGCGCCGTTCTTGGGCGGCCGGGACCGATCTGGGGCTTGGATAGGCTTTGTGCCACCCGCCGGCATTCGGGCGCTCTACATCTTCGCGGATGCCGGGGCGGCCGGCCTGAAGGTCGCAAATGCCGTTCTGGAGCAGGCCAAAGAAAATGGACTCCCCGCGGCGATTATCGAACCAGTTGGGGATGACGATTTCAATGCGGATCTGGTGGCAGGGGCGGCGCCACGCCAACTGCCAGATTTACACATTATTTCATGTGAAAAATTGGACAGCGGCGAAAATGTAGAAACGAAGGCCAACATAGCCGAAACCATAGCGCTCGCGATCGGCACGCTGCGCAAGGGCTGCCCCATGGATGAGGTTGAAGTCGTCCTGGACGAGATCGCGCGAGGCGGCTTCGATATTCTGCCGACGCGCCAAATGCTGGTGAGCATCAAAGATCGCACCGTCATCCCGATGCGGATGCTGGAAGGCGCTCTACGCAAGAAGCGTCTGGAAATTCGTTCGACCAACAGCAAAATCAGCGGCGACTGGATGGGACGCATGATTTTGTCCGATGCCGGCGAGCCGCGGCAGATCATGGAAAACGCCGCCACAGTTTTTGAGATGGCACCTGAGTTTCAGGGCGTGCTTTGGTTTGATGAATTTGGCAATCGCCCGATGATGCGCAGACCCGCGCCATGGGATATGACAAATGGCGGGTTTTCCGAGCGCGCATGGTCCGACGCTGACGATGCGGAGGCCACGCGCTGGCTGCAGCGCGCAGGTATCATCGTTCCGTCGTTGATCGCACACGAGGCTGTGCTGACGGTTGCTTTTAAATCCACTTATCATCCGGTGCGCGAGTATCTTCAGGACTTGGAATGGGATGGCAAAGAGCGTCTTGATTTTTGGGGTATTGATTATCTAGGCGCTGAAGAAACGCCCTATACAAAGGCGGTTAGCGCCCGCTGGCTTATATCCGCCGTTGCTAGGGTGATGGAGCCAGGATGTAAGGCCGATCATGCTTTAATTCTTGAGGGGCAACAGGGAACTTACAAGTCCACTGTATTGCGCACGCTTTTTCATCCATGGTTCAGTGATGACCCTGCCGAAATGGGTAGTAAGGACGCAGCAATACAACTCGCCGGGGTATGGTGCATGGAATACGCCGACCTTGATCGCTTCGGGCGCGCTGACCGTAACAGATTAAAAGCATTCATTTCTCGCCAGATTGATCGCTATCGCGCGCCATTTGCTCGCCATGCGGCAGATTATCCTCGCCAAATTGTTTTTTCTGGAACGACCAACGATAGCTCTTACCTAGATGACCCGACTGGCGGGCGCCGATTTTGGCCGCTCAAGGCACCGAATCCGGATCCTAGCGGCGTGGCTGCGGCCAAAGATCAACTGTGGGCAGAAGCTACACATCGTTTTATGAGCGGCGAGAAATTCTATTTGGCTGAAAGTGAATTACAGCAAGATGCCAAGAAGCAGCAGCGCATCAGGCAGCACGAAGAATCATGGGGGAATAAAATTAAACACGTCCTCAGAGGCGGTGAGAATGGCTACCCGCTAATTCGCGTGACGGTTTCTGAAGTGTTGGAAGGTATCGCGATCCCGGCTGATAGGTGGAATACCAGCACTTATAA